TTTTCATATTTACTTTTTGAAATTACAGTTTAATATAGAGGCAAAGGAGTTAAAAACATGATTACCCAAGAAAAGCGTTCAAAAATTAAAGACTATGTTAAAATATTGCGTAATATGGATATTAATGATGATTTTGAAGCAAAAGATGATTTCATTATTGATACTGTAATTGATCAATGCGTTGCATATTGTAATCGCGAAGATATTCCGGAAGACATGGAACGCGTTGTCGCTAGAATTGCCGCAAGAGTTTATGAAGACGGCTTGGATAAACAAACCGGTATTCAATCATATCGTGAACTTGATATGCAAGTTACATATAATCTTGATGCAGATGTATTCAATGAAAAGAATTTGTTACAACGTTGGGTTTCATTATCAAGTGTGGGGTGTTAATGAGTATAACAATATTTTGGCAGGATAAGGCAAAAGTCGAACGTCAGGAAATATCAACAGGCGAATATTTTAGCAAAGATGTCTTAACGACTGTTTATGAACAAATAACTTGCCACTTGGCCGTAAAATCTCGGCTTGTTCCTGTTCGTGATAACCGGCAGGCTACCACCGCCGATTATGACTATGTTATGTTTTGCGCTCCGCGTTATATTTTCAAGCTAAACGACAAGATAACAATCACACGTCCAAATGGCGAAGTTTTTGAAATGTATGCTGGACAGTCACATAATTACCGCGAAACGTGTCAAGTGGATTTATCTTTCACGCCTATTGCGCCGGAGGCCGCATAATGTGGGAAAACTACAAAAAAGCATTAGAACAGAGAAAAGAACGGTTAAATACTGCTTGGGAAGAACTCGGCAATATTGCGGCAAATAAGTTTGTTGACGAAGCAAAAAAAGAAACCGAATTACAGAAACTCGTTAAGACAGGAAACTATCGCGGATCATGGACTTCTGATATTATTAAAAAGGCAAAAGATACCGTTGTTAAATGTATAAATAACGCTGAATATGCAAGCCATTTGGAATTTGGTCACCGCATTGTTACGCGTAGTGGAATTGATACAGGACGAAAAACTTTAGGAAGATTTGTCGGTCGCACAGCCATAAAACAAACACGCCGGTTTATTTCCGGAACAGTTAAAAAACTAATGAGGAAGATATTTGCATGAGAAATCAACTTGAATTAGCCGAAGCAATACAGCGGACATTGGCAGGGTTAAAATATAATGGCCAAACCGTCAATTTTTTCTTCGGGCGTATTAAAAACGTAAAATATCCGTTTATAGATATTTATTATTCGTCTTTTCGTGAAAGCACGGCAAGCGCAAATATGTGGAATGATATTTCGGCTACCGTCTGTATTGAGTTTGCCTATGCAAAAGAAACCGAAGATGAAGAACTTTATGATTTTGCGGAAAGTATTATTGCACCGTTAAAATCCGGAATAAATTATGTTCGTGGCGTTAAAAATCACATTATAACGCCAAACGACGATTTTGATATAAGAATTATTGACGGATATTTACAAATTTTATTTGATGTCAATTACCAAGTTGACACGGCTGTAAAAGTCGCTTATGATAATCTTGAAAAAATGCAAAACCTTGATGTTAACATTAAAAAGGAGTAAATAAAATGGGGCAACCTAGTTTTGTTATTGAATTTACGAGAAAAGCCGTAACAGCGATTTCTCGTTCACAACAGGGGATTGCTTGCTTGGTGCTAGATGATAGCATGATGACAGGCGAAACCTTAACTTATTCAAGTTTCGGCGATGTTAAAAGCACAGACTTAACTGCCGCAAATTATGAATTAGTGCAAATGGCTTTTTTAGGCAAACCGGCGAAAGTTATTGTTGTTAAGAAACAAGAAACTATTTCCGAAACTGTAACGGTATTAAAACGCTTGAAGTTTAATTATCTTGCTATGCCGTCAGCAGAGGCCGCCGACATTACCGCAATTAAGTCAATGCTTGACACACAGCGTGCAAGTCTTAAAGGATTTGGCAAAGCTGTATTTTATGAGCCGGCAACAGGTTCAGACGACCAAAGAATTATTGAATTGTCCGGTTGCGACAATTTAGTCTTGAACTTTACCGGAACAGCTAAAAACTACACCGGCGCACAATATACTTGCCGTCTTGCCGGTATTTTGGCAGGATTGCCGGATACCGTGGCCGCAACATATACCAACTTACCGGAAATTGTATCTTGCGATGTTGCAGATGATCCGGACAGCGAGGCAGACGATGGCCGCGTATGTATCCTTTATGAATTTGGCGAATATAAACTCGGTCGCGCAGTTAATAGCTTGCAAACATTGACCGACGGTATTTCGGCAGACTTTAAGAAAATCCGCATTGTTTCCACAATGGATTTAATTGCCGAAGATATTGTTACCACTTTCCGCAACAGCTATGTTGGAAAATACGTCAATTCGTATCAAAACAAGTTAAGATTTTGCGGTGCTGTAAATTCTTATTTAAGATCATTACAGCCGAATCTGCTTGATGAAAATATGCGTAATGAAGTTTGGGTGTCTTATGCTAAAAATAAAGCATATTTGGAAGCACAAGGCGTTGACACAAGCGATATGACCGAGCAAGAGATTATTCAATACAATACCGGAAGTTATGTCGGACTTGACGGCACAGCGGCACCGACCGATGTAATGGAAGATTTGGAACTTGACGTTAACTTATTTGAGGAGATGTAATAATGGCAAACGAAAGACAGCCTTTAGTTGGCACTTGGGGTAGAGTTTGGCTTGATGGAACAGAAGTTGCTAAAATCCAATCAATCACCGCCGATGTTACAAATAACTTTGAAAACTATTACGAGGGCGCAGATGTCCAACGGGTAAAGGTTTCACAACAAGGTTCAGGAACTTTGACATTGCAAGAAGTTTACAATACAGCGGCTTATTTGCTTGATAAATATCTTGCAAAAGGCGAAGAACCACATTTTGTAATTGAAACAAATTTGTCAGATCCATCTGCATACAATAAGCAGCAGGAAGCATACACGATTAACCACGTTTCTTTTGATAGCATTCCATTTTTGAATTTATCAAAGGGCGCAGTCGTTACTCGTGAATTAAGTTTTGCTTTTCCGCCATCTAAGGTGCAGAAAAACGCCGAAGTATTTCCGGAGGACTAATATATGGAAAACTTGGATAAATATCTTAAAAAAATCGAAGAAAACGTTAATTACAAAACGTCTGAATATGAAATTAAAATCGAAAGTCTTGGCGATACGATGAAAATACGCACGCTGACTTTGGCTGAAAAAAGAGAATGGCAAAACAGCGTTCCGGCCAATGGAATTAAAACCATAGGTGATATTACTGAAAATAAGGCTATGCGTAAAATAATTTATAACGTTATGGACTTAAAGGAAGTTGCTGTTGCCGCAAAAGAAAAAGGCCTAATAAATTCTTATTATGATGTTTTGGATTATCTGTTTACCGTAGAAGATTTGATTGATATTATTCATAGTATTTCAGACCATATTGACAAGAAAAATGATGGAGTTGATGACCTAAAAAACTGATAGAAAAGGACATAAGATTATATCTTGTGTCCTACTATCTTGAAAGGGGAATCGAACCGGAAAAGATTTTAAATTTAACAAACCGCGAGCAAGATTTTTATTTAGCAAGCGCGTTATACTGGGCAGAAATAAGGAAAAAAGTAAATGGCAAAATTTGAAGATGAATTAGTATTAAAAGATAGTGCATCGGAAAAGCTAGATAAAATTTCCGGTAAAATGTCCGGTTTATCGATTAAGGGCGAAAAATTAAAATCAATCTTTGGTAATATGGCTAAAGGCATTGTATCGGCCGCCGGAATTAGTGTTGCGTCTGTTGGCACACTTGCTTTATCTTGCTCTCGTGCCGCAAGAGATGCTGAAGAATTAAAAGCCACAATGGATTTATTGACCGGTTCTTCTGAAAAATCTAAAAAAGTATTTGAAGATTTGGATAAAGAAGTCGGTTTATTTTCACGCGAAACTTTACGTGGTTTATCTATTCAAATGCTAGATAACGGAATAAGCACCGAAAAACTAATACCAACATTAAAAATGTTAGAGGGTTTTTCGATGGGTAGTGCTGATAATTTACAAATGCTAACAACGCAATTAACAAAAGTATCAGCAACCGGACGTGTGACAGCGCAGTCATTAAAAGCATTATCAGCGGTAGGCATTGATGGCCAAAAAGAAATGCAAAAACAACTTGGTGTTACGCCAAAACTGTTTAATAAATTGTTGTCTGCCGGAAGAATTACATTTAAAGATTATGAGCGTTTACTAACGCGTGTTTATAATTCAACTGACAAATACAATCAATCTGTTGATAAAATTTCAACTACTGTTAATGGTAAGTTTGATATTTTACGAAACAAACTTAGTGTTGTTGGCGATAGATTAAAAGAAAGTCTTGGTCGAATTGCTTTACCATATCTTTCTAAAATTGCCGATAAATTAACAGAATGGGTTGACAAGCTGAATGGATTGCCAATTGAAAAAGTCGAAAAATTAAATGAAGTTTTGGTAGCTACTGGAAAGTTATTTGAGGGTATTTGGTGGGTTATAAAACAAATAATTGATGCTTTTGGCGGACTTTATAATATGGCAAAAGGTTTTGTCGGTGTATTAACCGGAATTGTTACCGACACAAAAGATTTTGCTGAAGCATTTAATTCGATGTCATGGAGTGATATTGGTTCGGGATTATGGAATGGTGACTTGCTTGATAAAGTTGCTGAAATTCAGCGAAATAATAAAACAAGTCAGCGCACATCAACGTTAAACAACGAAACGCTTAAAAATATATCAGACGCACAAAGTTTTCAAACAACAACACCTTACAACACAACAAATATGACTAACACATTTAATATTAACGGAACAGTTAGAGAGGAAGCGGACATTTCGCGAATTGGTCGCGCTATTGCTGACAGTATCGAAAAGAAGTTTAGCAACATGGGAGCATATTAAAATGGCTAACAGATTAACTGTATATTTTTATAATCAGACACGCGGCGAAATTTTAACATTACCAATAAATCCGGATGCAATAACTTTACCGCAACAAATAAATATTGACCGCTACAATGTTATTGATTATGGCGAAGTTGCTATATTTGGCACAAGACAATTAAAAACAATATCAATTAACAGTATTTTTCTTGATGATAATGCCGGATCTATTTTAACCACGACATACACAAATATTCTGACTGGCGTTATTAATAATTTAATTACCAAACAAAGCACAATAAGCAAGTTGCAAGCGTGGCAGGAAGCAAAGGATTTAATTCGTGTTGTTATTTCCGACCACTTTAACGAGTTAATGAAAATAACACGTTTTGAGCCGGTTATATCTGAAAGCACAAAAGTTATTCATTATCAAATTGATTTTTTGGAATATCGTGACCCAATAAAAGACACATCCGGCGGTTCGATATTGTCAATTTTAGCAAGCGGATTAGTTTCGCGTAATGCAATTAGAACGCTTGTAAGCACTGTTACAGCAAAGGCAAGTGATGATCTTTATTCTATTGCAACACGATATACTGGAGATTCAGCAAATTGGACAACCATTGCCGAGAAAAACGGTTTGAGTATTGATAGCGATATTGTCGGAAAGGTTTTGCGTTTATGAGAATTTTTGCAAATGACAATGAGATAAAAACAAAAATATTTATTCGGTGGTCCGGCGATTATAAACAGGCCGCACGAAGTTTGTCGTTTGCTTATTTACCAATGGAAAGTAGTTGTCGTGTTGGGGATAAAGTCGTTATGTATGACAATGACGGCAAATTGGTATTTACCGGAATGTGCATTGACGCGTATTATAACACATCGCAAAAAGTTTATAATGTTGATTGCATTGATTTATTATATAATACTCTAAAAAGTAAAGCATTTGGAAGATTTATCGGAACTGCATCACAAATTTGCCGTAAAGTATGTAATATTTTTAATTTAAATTCAAAAATTGAAGTAGATGGCCAAAGCCAACAACTTATTGCCACCGGAGATATGACTTATTATGATGTTATGGCCAAGGCATTACGGCGCGATGTTGGTAATGAATATTTCAGCATCCGCGCACTTGGTAATAACATTTATTTCGAAAGGCCTACAAATTCAGAAACAATCGCCACATTGACAAGCCAAACAAATATACGCGAAGCGGACTATTCCGAAACCGTGCAAAATATGATAAATAAAATTGCTGTTTTAGATGATTTTGGATCTGTTATAACAACGCGTCAAAATAGCGATGATTTAGCAAAATTTGGATTAATGCAAAATGTTGTTACCGAACAATATACTGAAGATTTTAAATTAATTTTACCAGAATTACACGGAATTGATTATACAGCAGGATTAACTATTGACGGCAATATTGAATGTATAACCGGTAAAACAGTCAATATAGTCGAACCGCACACCGGATTTAACGGTAGATTTTTTATTTTGAACGACCAACATATATGGTCTGATGATGATTACACAACAACGTTAGGGGTGTTATATAATGTCTAAAGGTGAGGATTGGAGTGATACTTTATATAAAACGATTGGCGCGCAAATTAGGCAACAAATGGCGCGTCAGGGTTATGTAAACGTCGGTGTTGTTAAATCATTACAGCCCTTAACGGTAACATATTTAAAAGTTGATTTTTCGACCGCTGATGACACATTATATTGCAACAGTCTTTTGTTAGATGAAAACATTAATCTTGATGTTGACACAGCCATAGCCGGTACGCAAAATATAACCAACATGACACCGCCACCGCTTATAAGTCTTCAACCGCAATCTTCAAGTGAATACACTGCCAAAATATCCGGCACGATTCCGAATTTTATAAAAGATTTTTATAATTACTTTAAATCATGGCACAACAGATTTATATTGCACGTTGGCGATTTTGTTGCAGTTCAAAAAGTTGGCGAAAATAAAATTTTAATTGTTTCAAAAATCAATTTAATAGGGGATAACGCACAATGACAGATTTTCCTTTTATACCGGACACATTAACCACAGATACAACAGATACTTTGGAGCAGATTAAAAGCGCGGCTGAATTGCCTTTATTTAAAGAATATGCCGTCGATTGGGATAATAATACTTTATTACTTAAAGATGGTCGACCTTATTTGATAACGGGTAATGAAGCGTTAAAGGTGTGGATTTATAAAGCATTGCATCCACAAACTCAACTTTTCAAATATAATGCCTATTCTGATAATTACGGCAATGAATTTATGAACTTAATATCAAGGTTTGTTAATACAGACATAAAACATGCTGAATTGCAAAGAATTATATCAGAAGCTTTACTTGTCAATCCATATATATTAAATCTGTCTGATTTTAAGTTTTCTCAAATTGGCAGTAAAATGACTATTGAATTTACGGCGCAAACAGTTTATGGTAAGATAGATTACACACAAACGCAGGGGGTTGAATAATGAGCAGTAAAGATGATTATGTTGCAGGAATGAACGCGCAATTAACACTTGATGAAAATAAAATGGAAGGAACTTTTGGACAGGATATAATTAACGCCGTCGGTTATGAAATGGCTGTGCAAAAAGACACACAAATAGATCCAATGATTGACCGTGCGTTTGTTTCAACGGCCACCGGTGATGATTTAGATTTAGCCGGTGCTGATAATGGATTACCACGAAAAGAAGCGACACCATCACAAGTTTTGGTTCGTGTTTCAGGTTTAGAAGACCAAGTTGTATCATCTTCGGTAAAAATAAGTTACGGCGATATTGTTTTTACAGCCACGGAAGCAAAGACAATTCCTGCTATTGGTTATATTGACGTTTATTTCCTATGTAACACCGCCGGAACGGTTGGGAATGTTGCAACCGGAACAGTTTTTACATTTGATGGCAATTACTATGGTTTGACTTCTGCTGTTGCTGTTAGTAAAGGAATAGGCGGTGCAGATAAAGAAGATGACGAAAGCTATCGCGAACGTATTTTATATAAAATTCAAAACGAAGCAGGTTCAGGAAATGAAGCTCATTATAAAATTTGGGCGGAAAGTGTTGACGGTGTAGAAAGTGCAAAAATTGTGCCTTTATGGAACGGAAATGGAACGGTAAAAGTTTTAATTTCAACACCTGATAAATCAACACCAACACAAACTTTGCTTGATACAGTAGCTGCATATATTGAAACACAACGACCTATTGGCGCAACCGTTACGGTTGATAGTATTGAATATGTTAATATAAACGTAACAGCAACCATAACTTTAAGCAATACTGGCAGTATTTCATATGTTACCGAAGAATTTAACGAACTTTTGGCCGCTTATTTATCAACATACGGTTTAACAACAATTTCATATTTAAGAATTGCGGATTTATTACTACAATGCACCGGCGTGGTAGATGTTCAAAGTTATACATTAAACGGTGGTGTTCAATCAATAACATTAACATCAACACAAATGGCGCGTGTTGGTACAACATCAATTAGTGAGTGATAATATGGAAATAAAAAGCAAATTAAATACTGATATCCCTCAAAAGGTTTATAATATTAAACAAATAAAAGATTTGATTGACGCTATTCAGCCGGAAATTGATGCTATAAACGATTTTTTATATAAAACGCGTTACGACTTGCATATTTCAACAACAACTATTATCGAGCGGTTTGAACGCGATTACGGTATAACTCCGGATGAAAGCAAAACGCTTGAAGAAAGAATTGCGGCCGTTTTGGAAAAGAAAAACGCTAAAATTGTATTTACCGAAGAACGATTGCGGCAGACGATTATTGATAATTACGGCGATGATTACGAATTAAATGAAGATTGGTCGAATTATGCTTTTACAATTATTCTTGGTAACCCCGAAAGAAGCGTTGTTGATTTGCAACGTGCAATAAATAGATATAAACCCGCCCATTTATATAGTTTGCTTGCATTGTTAATGGGTGTTGATAAAATTATAATAAACGACCAAACAATTATTATTTCAAATTTAGTCAGATATTGCGGAAATGCAACATTTAATACAGGAGTTGATCCACTATGATAACAAAAAAGTTACAAAATTATATTGTTGATTTTGTTTATGATAAAATAAATTCAGCAAAACTAATTGTCAATGATACACCAACAACAGCAATAATCAAAAATAAAGTAAAAAATGGCAGGTTTATTGATGTTTATATTGATGTTTTATTCGATGATACAACCGATATTTTAAATGGTGTTGCTTTATATGATAGCTCAAATAACTTACTTGCTAAAGATTTACCTAACTTGACATATAATATTCAATCTGCTACATATATGTATAGGCTTGATGTAACAAGTGATAAACAAATCTTAGAGGAGTAGAAAAATGGCGTATCAAAAAACGGTTTGGGTAGACCAAGATGTTGAAAATCCGCGCACTTACGTTATGCGTGATAATGGCGATGATACGGTAACTTTGCTTGACGCTTTTGGTACTATTACAGAATTAGGAACACCGGTTAATGCCGCAAATATGAACCACATTGAACAGGGTATTGCTGATTTGGAAACTTATGTAAACACAATTCTGACTACACTTTATCCGGTCGGATCGCTTTACATTGGCACACAATCCGATTGTCCACTTGCAACTTTAATTAGTGGTTCACAATGGCAATTAGTTGCACGAGACCGTGCATTGTGGGGCGGTAATGGTTCAAATGCAAATACAACCATTGAAGCAGGCTTGCCAAACATTACAGGTTCTTTTGATCCAAAGATTTATAGAGCGTCTGCACCTGTTGGTGCAACAAACTTTACCGGTGCATTTAGTGGATCTAATTCAGGAAAATTATCAACACCAGATGGTGGCGGGGATTTAAGAGATCCAACGTTACCGAGAACTATTAATTTTAGTGCATCTAGTTTTAATTCAATTTATGGTCGTTCATCAACAGTTCAACCGCCGGCATATCGTGTGAATATTTGGCGTAGAACAGCATAAAAACTATTGACAATATAAATTAAATAGTTAATATATATATATTGATAGTTTTTTCATAATAATAGTTCCTTTAAGCAAGCACCGTCTTAATGGCGGTGTTTTTTATTTGACATTTATTTTTTATTGTATTTTAATCATATTCGAAAGGATGTGTTATGCCACGCGGTAAGACAAGCGATATTACAAACAAATTCAAGAAAATGCGTAAATGCAAAATTATTGAATTGCTAAAATCGCCGGAAGTTGACTTAACCGATGATGAAATGGATATATTTTTGCGTCGTTTATATTATTACAATGATCGTGTTAGCGATGACGTTGGAAAATGTCCGCGATGCGTAACTAAAATCTTTATGAATGTTATCAACAAATTAAGGGATTACTTCAATGAAAAATCAGAATAGCAGTTTTACCGATACAAAATTTAAAAATTCAAATAATCAGAATATTCACAATCAAAACCAAAATCACAACGAAAACGTTATTAAAAATTCCAAACAAGTTAATATTGCGCACATGGACGTAAAAGTTTTGGTTTATGTGTGGTTGATCTCGTTTTTATCAACATTATTTTTGGCTGTTTGCGGTTATATCGTTTTAGATAATAAGATTGAAAAGCAATCGAATAATTTTAATGCGTTTATTGTTGGATTAACCAAAGATACGCAAAACTTGCCTAAATAAAGCATAAAACATTTTATTTACCTCATAAGATAGTAGTCGTAAAGGCTACTATTTTTTTTGGAGTTTTTAAAATGTATGAAAATATGAATTTTAACGGCTACAATATGCCACAACAACGCGGTTATTATCCGCAAAACAATTACAATAATATGCCGATGCAACAACCTCAAACAATTCAAAATGTTGCTCAAACGGTCCAACCTCAACTTTATTCATACTTTGTGAAACAGGCTGCAGATTTGGTAACACCAAACATTATGCCAAATACGCTGTACCTTGGTATTAATCAAACAGATAAAGAGATTTATATACGCCGCATGAATAACGACGGCAATATCGAACTTGAAACATACGCTTTGACTTCCGGTAAAAAAGAAAAATCAGAGTTACAGGCTATTGTTGAACGGCTTGACAGTATTGAAAATAAACTGACCGAAATTCCGGCACAGCGTCAAACATTAACTTTAAAAGGAAAAGACAATGAACGGAATTCTAAATCAAATAATGAATAATATGCTAGGCGGACGTTTTAAGCAACAAATGGACATGTTTAACCAAATGATGAATGGTAAAAATCCGCAACAGCAAATGCAAACAATTATGAATATGGCGAAAAATCGTAATTTTGACGTCAATAAAAAGATTTTTTCCGAGCAAGACTTACAAGCTATCGGAATTAACATTCCTCGAAAGAGTGACTTTAATTCCTCGCAGCGACAAGCTACGGGTGACTTGGTTTAATTTTAATTTAAGGAGTAAATAATATGGCCGAAGGTAATGGTTATAGTTTGGCCGACATTGCCGCTGCAATGGGTGGTAATGGTGGCTTTGGTGGAATGGGCGGCTCTTGGCTTGCTATTCTGTTTTTATTGGTTTTATGCGGTGGTAATGGCGGTTTCGGTTGGGGAAACAACGGTTTTGCCAACGCTATCGGTTACGAAAATCTCGCGACTTCAAATGAAGTTCAGAGGGGTTTCGATAATCAAAACTCTATGGCAAATCAGCGCGAAATTTTGGCAGCTGTCAATAGCGGAACAGCTCAATCGGTTGCTGCTACAAATCAGGTATATCACGACATCGTT